GTCCAAATTTGTGAGAACAAAACTCAAAATCAGTAGTGCACACAGCAACGTCCGTCACTGTGAACCCTAACTCGTCATAACGCCTAATAAATTCGGCTTCTGTCACATCATTATTTTCAATACAATCGTCTCCCATAGCATTTGCCTTGACTGCTCCCGTAACGAAAGCAACCCCGACCCTAGCTCTGGAATTGGTGGAGGCGGTAAAATATGAACCCGATAACATAATACCAGGCTTTGTTTGTATAAAAATCTCTCCACCGGAGGTGATGAACATAGTCCACTTCAAACACTCGAATCGAGCAGTAAGCAGCTTGCTCCATGTTGCGTGGCCTGGACCAGACGCCAATCTGATACGTGCTTTGCAATCCATAGAGTAATTCCATGCCTTAAAGGACCAATCCCAACCACGAACATCACTAATCTTAGCGCCACTTAACCAATCACTGATTGATTTGTACATAGCTCTTTGCTGCTCATCCGTTGATAAGCCGATGCCTGGTTTTGATGGACATTTTAACCACTCGTCGATTTCCGCTTCATTTTGCACACTACCGAGCAAACGCTCACAAATTTCATCAATAATTGAAACAGATGAGACCAAACGGAATCTTCTATTAGCAACCTTCGCCGCACTATGCGGTTCATTCTTGACAAAAATGCGAACTGGATCTGTGAACCCACCCTGAACCAACTGGTACGCCTTTAACGGACCATCTTCTGGCATAACTCTATGCAAATATTTGTTCAATCTTTGATTCACTTGCTCATAAACAACTACTAATTCACTTTCTAACAACCTTCCCTTCTCATTCACTAACAAACCCCATGGGTAGCCTGGACTCGCATCAGGATTGATGGAATCAACTACGTCCATAAAGTGACTCATTGGGACTACTCCTTCTCTTTCGAACCCTGCGACCCAGTTTGGGACTGTGGTTTTGGGGTAGACTTCGAAGAGCCTGTCAACGATTCTTTCTTGTTCTTCTTGGGTTGGGACTCTTCCTTCACGGAAGAGGGTGTTTTGGTAGAGGAGGCTTTCCCTTTCGGCGTCTCCACCTCTGGGGGGCCATTGGTACTCGTTGAGTTCTGGGTACGTTTCTCTTGCTCTCTCAAGGTTTGGGCTACAGAGCTTTGGCGCTGTGCTTCTTTTTCCAATCGGTTTGCAATTTCCGATAAACGTAATACCTGCTCCGACAACTTCGGGTCGGAACTCGTCAATGTAGCTGGCTTCGAGGAGGTGGGACGCTCTGGTGTCTGACCCAAATCGCGTCGTGTCTGGGTCCCGGAGAAATCCGCTGGCTTCAACAATGGTGGTAGGGGCGTTTCTTCCTTAGGTGTCTCAACCTTTGGTTTCTTCGCTTTCGCTTCTTCGGGTATTGGGACTAGTCCTGCAGACTCTTCCTTAACCTTGGGTTTCTTCTTCAAAACCGGCTCTGGTTTATCACTTGCCAGTGCTGTAGCAAGCAAATGTTCAAGCCTTTGCGTATAATTCTCCCTTACTTTCATTGTCCGTAACAAACTTGCTACGTACTTTGCGTCTTCATCTTCTTCTTCCTCTACTACTACAGGCGATTCCTCAACTGTCTTCACCTCGTTAATAGTGCTAGTGCGCGGCGGAACTGGTTTGGATTTCCCAACTGCCTCTATTGATACCTCTTCATTCAGGGTTTCATCAATAACGATAGTCTTGTCCAAACTGTCATGTAATTTGGCATAATGCAACGCACGATCTCGGATTCCAAATTTCTTCTTAACTTCCAATTTCG